GTCCTGGACAGTTTTCGGCCGGAGCCTATGGGAGCACAAAGTGCTCGGGTTCGCCGGAGCGAGGGGATAGTTTAGTTCTATCGAGAACGATATTTTCTTTTGGTGAAAACATCAAAATACCGGGTGTCGTTTGGATTGTAGTAAATCGGCCTACGACAGAAAGACCTGCGTGCAACGGACGGGGGTGTAACTTTTAGAATACCAAAAGGAGTAAGGAGTTGAGAGTTAAAAACCACCTGGTCGCGTTGAAAGCCTAAGTTCTTGAGGAACTTCATGCGCGTAAAGTTCGCGCGTACCACGGACTCGGCTTCAGAGTCAGTGAGAAGAATATATTTTTGAATTTCACGACAAGCGTGAAACCAAGGAACGGCGTCATACGGGTGCAGAGTTGAGTACATCTGACCGATGGCGCGGGCGAGCGTCTCTTCGGGCGTTTTCGTCGTACGTTCGGGAAAAAGGAAAGAAGCAATAAGAAAATCCTGGCTTCGGCGACAGTAACCGCTTCTATTGTAGAAACCGGAAAAGTGTGCGTTGTCTGGATTGTCTGTCAAGTAAGACTTCTTCTCTGAAAGTTCAGCATCATACGTTTCCCGGAGGAAAGCGGACATAGTCGGGATGCTTAGCTTACGAGAAGCTATTGCGAATACATCATCACCATTGCAGAGTAGATCAACAAATTCACCTGTCATTTCGAACAGAGAATGAGTGGTCATGACGTGATTGCACATTGTATCAACAAGATTAGTGAGCATCGACCCAGAGGGGACGCCACTTGTTTTCTTGTATCTTGTGCCATCAGAAAGGCGGATTGGGGTACGGATAAAGTAGTCCAACAACTTGTTGAACCTTCGTCGCGAGTGAACTGGATTAACGTTCCACGTGATTCCTTCGGAATCAATAACGTGAGCGAAATCAATGTGTTCAGCGAGAATAGAAAATACGTCTTGGATGAGGAAAGTTGGAACTCGAGTGTCGAAGTTCGAATAGTCGGCTACTAATATTGTAGTCTTATCGACTGAAAGATTTTCCTTAATCATCTCATTGACATATGCCATACCACCAGTCGCGAGGTC